CCGATTAAATGCTACAATATGAAATTGCAACGAATCATCCACCACCTCAAGGACGGCCGGAAGAAGTATTCTACCCACCACGGGGAGATCGAGAAATGGGAGGAGAGCGACATCGAGGCGATGCGTCGCTGCCGGGAACGTTACGGCGACTCGGCCTACCTCGCCGACTTCTCCCGCTACGGCGTCGTGGCTGCCGAACTACGCCAGAGGTATCCCAACGCGAAAATCATTGCGGTCGTAGGCTTCGAGACCGAAGACCACGACCAGCCTTTACGAACCGATGTAATATTCTGACTTATGCCAACACTCAAGAAAACTGTACAACGCCCGTGGCAACCGGAGCGCGGGGTGCAGGAAGGACGCTTGTATCCGAACACGAAGTTCTATCAATCGACCGCATGGCGGAAGCTCCGTAACCTGAAGTTGGAACAGTGCCCGCTCTGCGAGGAGTGCCAGCGGCGGGGCATTACGACGCTCGCACAGGTCGTCGATCATATCGTTCCGATCAATCGGGGCGGCGCGAAGCTCGACATGGCCAACCTTCAGAGCCTTTGCCACCCGTGCCACAACCGCAAGTCGGGCCTCGAATCGCACACGAGATAACCAATACCTGATTGCCTATGATATAAACCGATAACGATGGGCGCACGCGGTTGTGGTTTGCAAGCGAAAAAATGGAGCCGCCTGCGCCCATTCTGAAGACTGAATATGAGAACGACCCTGAAACTGACACAAATTGTCGATGACTGGCTTGCCGAAACGGACATCCTTCCGGCAACGAAAGCCGACTACCGCCGTAAAATCGGATTGTGGTTCCGCTGGCTCTCGGCTGAAGGTTGTGATCCCCGCTATGCCGAGCGCCGCCATATCATTGACTACAAACGCTACCTCCAGCAGAAAGGCAAAAGCGTGCTGACGGTTTGCAGTTATGTGACGGTCGTCAAGCTATTTTATGCTTATTGTGCCGGACGACGCTACTGCGACAATATCGGTGCGGGCATCAAGAGCAGTATCAAACACAAAGAATACTACAAAGCTGCCTTGACGCAAGAGGAGGCTACACGACTTATGGATTCCATCGACACCTCGACCGTAGTGGGCAAACGGGATAAGCTGATCGTTGCGCTGATGCTGACCAACGGACTCCGCGCTTGCGAGGTGGCCCGCATCGACATCCGGGATTTCGACACTTACAATGGCCGAACGGTCATCCATATCCAGCGTAAGGGCAAAGTGGACAAACGCGATACGGTTGCCGTGCCGGAGATGATTACGGAGCTCGTTGAAGATTACATAGCTTGCCGCGATTTCGTCGAGGATGAGCCGCTGGTCATCAGTCATGCGCACGGAAGCCACCGGCAACGGCTGGCGAAGGTAACGATCAGCGCCATCGTCAAGCGTCGGCTTCGGGAGATCGGCATCGACCGTCCGGACATCACAGCCCACTCGCTGCGCCATACCTGCGGCAGTCTGATGGTTGAAAACGGAGTGGACGTCGAGACGATCAAGGATATGCTCGGCCATAGCGACACGCAGACCACACGCATCTATATCGAGATGGCCCAGCAACGACGACTGCTCGAACGTAGTCCCTCGAATCTGATTGCCGGATTGATTGCAAAACCGAAGAAAAATCGACGAAAGAAGAGATAGGTTTAATTAACACACAATTAATTAAGCCACACGACTTGAAGCAATGGACAACGACATAAAGAGTTCCACCCGCGGATAGATGTGCCGACAGATGTAACGATTTGGGGCAGAAAAGGCTGGAAAGATTGTGACCAGGACTCCGATAGGTAGGGGGCTGGATTTAGCTCGCTGCGTTCGTACCGCTCCGGCCTGCGGCCGACAGCGGACTCCGCTTGCTGAATCCCCCTCCCCAAATGGGAGGGACTGATATTCCTCCCGAGGCTACGAAACCCAATCGCAGCCCCCCTTTTCTGTACGCGCGTGCAAAATTGGAGGGATACCCCGAAAAGAGAGATTTGGTAAATCGCTTCGGGTGTAATTTCGGATGCGTTCTTTGAAATATCGTATAGTGCGAAATTTGGACGTTCGAATTATTATTGCGATATTTGCGTTACGATAATAGCGTAACGAGTAAATTGAAATAACATGAAGCCGAACAATCCCTTTCTCATATCGGGTTATTACAGTCCCGAATACTTCTGCGACCGCGAGCGAGAGACGCAGACGATTACCGATGCGCTCTACAACGGACGTAACATCACTCTGATCGCCCCGCGCCGTATGGGAAAGACGGGACTTGTCAAGCACGTCTTCCATAAGCTCAAGGAGCAACAGGCTGACATCGTGACGCTCTACATGGATATTTACTCGACGCAGAACCTCGGCGACTTCGTGCGACTTTTCGCCAATACCGTGCTGGGGCAGTTGGATTCTGCGCCGCAGAAGGCATTGAGTCGGGTGGCACAGTTCATCAAGAGTTGCCGTCCGGTCTTTACGTTCGACGAGCTGACCGGCGTACCGAAAGCGACCATCGAACTCGCACCGGCGGCGGAAGAGGCTACACTTAAAGAAATCTTCGATTACTTGAAATCGTCGGACAAGCGCTGTTATATCGCCATCGACGAGTTCCAGCAGATCACCAACTATCCCGAAAAGGGCGTCGAGGCGTTGTTGCGCTCATACATTCAATTTATTCCGAACGTCAATTTCATCTTTGCGGGAAGCAAGCAGCACGTCATGCAGGAGATGTTCCTTTCGGCGAAAAAACCCTTTTACCAAAGTACGCAGACACTCTCCATCGATCGTATCGAGCGGAGTGCTTACTATGACTTTGCCGCTGGGTTTTTTACCTCTCAACATCGGGAATTGACGCAGGAGATGTTCGATGCGATCTACGACCGCTTCGACGGCCACACATGGTATATTCAAAGCGTGCTGAATCGTCTGTACGGTTATTCGGCGGCCATCGACGAACGGTTGGTAGCATATGCTGTCGCAGAGATCGTCGCAGAATCGACCTATGCCTATGAGAACCTGCTCAACGCCTATCCTTCGGGTAGCGTCCGCTTGCTCAAAGCCATTGCGTCGGAAGGTTGTGTGAAAGAGGTCTCTTCCGGTGATTTCATCTCCAAGCACAAGCTCAAGGCTGCCAGCAGCGTAAGTAGTGCATTGAAAAAGTTGGTGGACAGCGAACTGGTTTACAAAACCGCAGAAGGATACATCGTCTACGACCGATTCATGGGCGAATGGCTCCGTAATCAGGGATTCTGATTTCGCCATACGATATTTCAAAGCAAGCATCCGAGTCGTAAGATTCGGATGCTTTGCTTTTGGGCAGATCGTTGGGAGGAGATGATGCAAAACACAGTTTTTGATATGGGAGATTTCGTAAACAAGAAAGCGAGTGCTCAGACCGCCTTTAACTTTAGTTTCCAAAACAGACCGTTGCCGCAAAAACAAGTCGATTTTTGCGAAAAGTGCTGTTTATTTTTAATGATTTCACTAATTTAATATTTAACTGTTTGATTTACAGCTTGTACTCCATGAAGGGACGTAAGAAACTACCGGATGAATTGAAAGCCTTGCGCGGGACGGATCAACCTTGCCGCATGGAGAGTGGTAAGACGCCGACCGTCACATTCGTCGTGTCGCTTCCCCGATCCGGCCTGAAGGGAACGGCGAAAAAGGTGTTCGAAGTCGTGGCGACGGAGTTGATCCATAATCGCCTGTTGGATTTGGTCGGTGTGGATCTTGTCGTGGCCTACGCCCGCGAAATGGGCTTGTACCACGACATGATGCGAGCTGTCGAAAAGGAGGGATGCACGATAGAGGTAGCGACCAAGTCCGGCACTACGACCATCGTCAATCCCAAACGCAAAGTCGCCGAATCGGCGCTCGCCAACGCCAAGTCGCTGGCTGCCGAGTTCGGTCTGACGCCATCGAGCCGTCACCGTGTCGCTGCGCTCCTGTCAGGCGATGTTCTAAAAGATGATTTTGCCGAATTTGAGGAACTACCGTAGTAGCTCCTCGATGATGGCTTTTACAAATTCGACAATAACGTAATCGATAAGGGCATTAAATACCCGCAATGCGAATTTTTTGATTTTTTTCATAATCTGTTTTTCGCATAAGGTTTTGGCCCCTTTAGAATCGCGGAAAAGAAAGAACGATGAACATTAGCAAATTACATCCCGCTGAACAATATGCTCATGACGTCCGCGACGGCAAACTTACGGTCTGCAAATATGTGCGCCTCGCCGTCGAACGCTACTTCTCCGATCTGGAGAATGCCCTCGACCGTGGCTGGTACTTCGACCGTAAGGCTGCCGCGCGTGCGATTCGCTTCATCGAAAGCCTCAAGCACACCAAAGGCGAGTGGGCAGGCCGCAAGTTCCTGCTCGAACCGTGGCAGCAGTTCATCGTCTGGAACATCTTCGGCTGGATGCTATCCGACGGTACGCGCCGCTTTCGTTATGCCTATGTCGAAATTGCCCGCAAGAACGGCAAGACGGCATTATCTGCCGGCATCGGACTCTATATGCTTTTTGCCGACGGCGAGAGCCGTCCGGAGGTCTATTCGGCTGCAACGGTCAAGGATCAGGCGAAGATTTGCTTCTCGGATGCCGCCGAGATTGTTAAAGCCACTGATCTGAAGAAATACCTCTCGGTCTTCCGCAATGCAATTACCTACGAGGCGAAGGGAGGGATGCTCAAGCCGCTCTCATCGGACTACGGCACGCACGACGGTCTGAACCCTTCGTGCGGCATCATCGACGAGTTTCACGCCCACAAGGACAGCGGAATGTTCGACGTCATCAAGTCGGCCTTCGGCGCACGGCGGCAGCCGCTGATGTTTATCATCACGACGGCGGGGTTCAATAAGGCCGGAGCTTGCTTCGCCTATCGAGACAACGTAATCAAGGTGCTGCGGGGCGTGAACCGGGACGATTCGCTTTTCGGCATCGTCTATACGCTCGACGACAAAGAGGAGTGGGATAATCCGAAGATGTGGGTCAAGGCCAATCCCAATCTCGGCGTATCGCTTTCGGTCGATTACCTCGCCTCGCAGGTCATGGATGCCAAGAACCGTCCGGAAGCCGTCCGTAACGTGATGACCAAAAATGTCAATTTGTGGGTCGATGCCGAGCTGACATGGATTTTGGACGAGGCGTGGATGAAGTGTATCGGCACGACCGCTCCCGCCGACCTGAAAGGTTGCGACTGCTGGGGTGGTCTCGACCTCTCGAACGTAGGCGACATCACGGCGTTCGTGCTGCTCTTCCATGAGAACGATAAGTTTCAGCTTCTGCCGCACTTTTGGATTCCGGAGGAGAAGATGCTGGAGAAGATCAAAAAGGAGAATATCAACTACGACCGATGGGTAGTCGAGGGACATGTAACCGTTACGCCGGGCAATGTGGTGGATTATGACTTTGTCAAGGCCGACATACTGCGTATCACTGCCGACTATAATCTTAAATCGACAGCCTACGACCGCTGGAATGCGTCGCAGACGATCATCGACCTTCAGAACGAGGGGATGGAGTTTTCTCCTTTCGGACAAGGATTCGGTTCGATGTCGGCTCCGACAAAGCAGTTCGAGGCGTTGGTGCTGACGGGCGAGGTGGAACACTTCGGTAATCCCGTACTGCGGTGGATGCTCGCCTCGACAGTCGTGCAGACTGATCCGGCGGGCAACATCAAACCCGACAAACGCAAATCCATACAGAAGATCGACGGCATCGTCGCCTCGATTATGGCGCTGGGAGAATGGATGACCGCGCAGGCCAAAGACGAAACCAACCCCTATAACGAACGAGGACTACTGATTCTGTAAGCTATGAAACGAAAAAACAACTATCGGACGCGGCTCTGCGATGCGCCGCACAAACGAGCCCGCCGCGCGGAGATCGAGGCGGAGTTGGCGGCCATCGCGCCGCTGTCTTCCGCTATGCGCAAACTGCTCTCGGCCGAAGGCTTCGCCGATTACTATTTCGAGATGCAGGATTTATACCCCTCGCAACTGGAAGCCTACGAGCGATTGGAGGATTTCCACATCAACGTCACCGGTCATCGCCGCTATGCCGAGTTCGACTCGTTCCGCAAGGTATTGGAGCGAAGGTTGAAGAAACTACGAACGAACGCCTAAAGATTTGAGCGTCGGATTGTTTGCCCGATATACTAAGTCCCGATAATTTTGTTCTCCGGCTATTTGTGCTTCTGACTTGCCTTGTGGATTGGCGATTTTTGCTTTCAGCTTGTCTGTGATGTCGATATAATTATTGCCAACTTTTGCACCGGTAATTTCGGGATGATTGGTTCGGTAAGTTGTTTTGGTTGGACTGATCGTGTATCCGTCCTGTCGAATGATATCGAGAATTTCCGGTATCAGCTCCTGAAAATCAATAGGGCCGGAGATTGTCATATCGTCTACATATGTGGAAAATTTTAGTCCATGTTGTGTACAGTATTTGGCAAGCACATCTCCGGTTTTGGTGAAAACCAAATTTGCAACCAGAGATGAAGTCGGTGCACCTTGCGGAAGATGTCCATTGTATGTCGTCAAGCGTGTTAATATAGAAGCGACATCCGGAGAAAATCCGAATCGCACGAACATTCGATAAACCTCTTTACAGGGGATTGATGGAAAGAATCCGCGAAGATCGGTTTGAAAGATATATTTATTCCCTTGATGGAACCGGGCGTTCATTACGCAACTGCGACCTTTCGTCGAGCCGAAAGCATACGATGCAGGCGTAATTTTGCTATTCAGTAAACCGCAAATTCTCTTTTGGACGATTTTGAGCGTTCTGATGCTGGGATTGATAACGCGAACTTCGGGAGTTCCGAACTTCGTATATTTCAACTCTCCTTTTTTGTTGCGCTTCTTCTTTTTATATTCGTAATAATAGGCGTTCATGTCAGCGAGAATAGACGCTATTTCGCTATGCTTGATGCCTATGGCACGACATAATGATTCGGGGCTACTTATCATCGTTGAAGAAGGTGTCTAATAGTGATTTGACGGAAGGGGATATCATGCTGTAAATCTCGCGCTTGTTTTCCGGAATATCCTCGTTTTCGACTGCCATGAATAGTAATACAGGTAAAGGAATAGCGAGATTTTCGGCAATGGTTTTTATGGTTTGGATGGTCGGTTCTTTCTGATTATTTTCGATCTGCGAAAGATACGTCTGTGTGATGTTGCTCAACTTGGCAAGTTGGGTCTGCGTAATCTTCTTGCGCTTGCGTATATCTTTTATGACCGAACCAATTTTCATGTCTTTAAATTAAGGGGGTGGAGCGTTAAATCAGATCTTTGAATTTGTCACAAACCTCGAATAGCAACAAGAGCCATTTGGTTACTTTCTCTATCGAACCAAGAACATTCGCATCGTTAGATTGCATCTGTTTCAGCTCGCTAAGGCATGACTTCAAAAGAACTTCATCTTCGCCGGTAAGTGGATAACGGCCCTTTGAGAGCAGATCTTCGATACCTTGTATCAAATCTGCAAGTTTTTGATTTTTTCTCATGTTTAAAGACATTTAGTGGAGCGACATTGCTCCTGCTGCCTAAACAATTAACCCACACTTAAAGTCCATAAACGTTATCCCGTATCCACCCCCGTTTGCTGCTGCAAAAACCATCTTGCTATGCGAATTGCAATGTTCGATTCGCATAAAAAACTATTTATCGCAACTTCTCTGCTTATGGCACTATACGCCTCGACGATTAGAAAACTACATATCTCCGTTTCGTATCGTGTCGTCTATAAGCTCTGACGACTCGTCGTTCACTTACTGGAAAGAGAGACGAAGAGACGAGCAAAGCCGTGCCGCCGCCGAGTACCATTCGTAAACAAATGGCGTACAGAACTTAATCTGCTTCAAGCATCTGGATTTAAGTCTGGAAAACAAAAACCTCTCAAAGAACTACAGTGCAAAGATATGTTTTATTACTGAAAGTTAATAAATATATCCATAAATATTTTTCAACAATCTATTAACATTTAGAAAATCAGATGGTTGTTCGGTCGGTTGGTTAATGCGTAATTATAATGTAAATTTTTATAACTTTGCACTTTGAAAAAGTGTCTACGGGACACAAGACATATTTTGTTGCAATACTTCCACGAAATTTGGCGATTTTATAAAGTAAGAGCAACACATCATCGATTGAAACAAAGTCGCGCCTGCATAAGGGCGTGGCTTCTGCTTGATTGATGATGTAGGTTTGCCAAAGCCTGTGGAAGTATCGAGGAAGAGGTCATGCCCTCTTTTTTTGCATGGACTTTGCCTCGGTTAACCGAAAACGAGCATGGCAGGCGCAAAGATCGACAACATCTGTTCGGGCAATTGGGAAGTCGTCCGAATCTTCACGACCGACGAGAGTGGTAAACGCAATATCCTTCTGTTCGATCCCGGAGAATACCGGCTCGAATTTCCATTGCCCGATGTGGTACGGGAGTGTCGCGGCAATCGGGTTAGCACGGTGGCCTGCATATTCGACGCTACAACGAAAACTCTCCGCTTCAATCCTACGGCGTATCGGCCGAAAAGTCCGATTACGGGTGGTAATAATGCCATCTACCGGGTCGTCCGACTCAACGACGACGAGTTGTGCCTCCGTAGTCCCCATGACATTGAAACCTCGACCGAGGGAGAACCTTTTGTAACGATTCTGCTCCGTCGTATCCGGTAGGGACATTGTCTCACCGCATCCTGCCATCCGTATCTTATGTTTGCTTTCGAAGAACAGATAAGATGCGGATTTTCGGTTTCGATATATCACGGACAGAGCGAAGAGTAATTTCTTCGGAGTTCGAGGCGGCCGTGAATAAGGCGTTGACCGCCGACATGGTGGCCGATAAGACAAGCCGTCCGATCATCACACCGGAGGGCTCATTGGCGCTGACGGCAGTCTGGGCTTGCGTGCGGATTCTCTCCGAAACTGTCGGTACGCTTCCCATCCATCTTTACCGCCGGATGCCGAAGGGCCGCGAACGGCAATACGCCCATCCTTCAGCACATATTCTTCAGCGGCCGAACGATTACTCCACACGTTTCGACTTGATGCATTTCTTGATGATCTCCTGTACGCTTTGGGGAAACGGTTATGCCCGCATCTACCGCGATAGGCTTTACCGTCCCGTGCGGCTCAAATACTATCATCCGGCAAAGGTGACACCTGTGCTTACCGACAATGAAAAGCTGTTCTACCGGCTGGACAGCGGCGAGATGCTTTCCGTTTCGGATATGATCCACCTCAAGGGGCTTTCGACCGACGGCATCGTGGGTAAAAGTCCGATTGCCGTCCACCGCGACAACCTCGCACTCTCGGTCTCGGCACAGCAGTACGGCGAAATGTTCTTCAATCAGGGAGGCAATATGTCGGGTGTTTTCAAATATCCCTCGACACTCAAACCGGAGGCATATGAGCGATTGAAACGAGACCTTCTCGCGCAGTCGGTCGGTCTGCATAAGGCCCATTTGCCGCTCTTGCTCGAAGGAGGTATGACTTACGAGCGGGTATCCATTCCGCCTGAAGACGCACAGTTTATCGCCACGCGCAAATTTCAGAAGACCGAGATTGCCACGATCTATGGCGTGCCGCCGCATATGATCGCCGACTTGGAGCGTTCGACGAACAACAACATCGAGCATCAGGCGATGGAGTTCGTGCGTTACTGCCTCATGCCGTACCTCGTGCGACTGGAAGAGGAGTTCAACCGCAAGCTGCTCCGCGAGGACGAATTCGGCGAGTATTACTACCTCTTCTCCTTGAACGGTCTGTTGCGGGGCGATGCCAAGACGCGCAGCGAATTTTACAAGAATATGAACATCGTGGGTGCATTGTGCGCGAACGAAATCCGTAACCTCGAAGATATGAACTCCTATGAGGGCGGCGATGAATACTTCGTGCAGATGAATATGCAACCCGTAAAACAGGCAATCGATGGAGGAAAGAAAAAACAATAACGGAACGGTCGAGTTGCGGTGCCTGCTCTCCGACATCCGCATCGAACAGCGTGAAGGTGATACGAGCGGACGGACGGTCACGGGGTATGCGGCCAAATTCGACACCTGGTCGGAGCCGATTTGCGGCTGGTTCGTCGAGCAGATTCGCCGCGGCGCATTCGACGAGTGCGATACGAGCGATGCGATCATGTGCTTCAACCACAACGTGGACGACATTCTCGCCCGAACATCGAGCGGCACGCTGACCCTTGCGGTCGATAAGGTCGGCCTGCGCTTCACGTTCGAAGCACCTGCCACGACCCGCGGCAACGACATGGTGGAACTGCTCCGGCGCGGGGATGTGAACAAATGTTCGTTCCGCTTCATCGTGGGGCAGGACGAGTGGTTGTACGCCGATGAACAGAACGGCCTCGAATACGACCAGAGAACGATTGTCAAAGTGTCGAAGCTCTACGACGTGGCGCTGGTGGTCTATCCGGCCTACAGGGATACCGAAGCCTCCGTCCGCCACCTCGAAGAGCGCAAGGCCGACTACCTGCGTTCGCTACGGGATGAAGCTCCGGCCGAGGAGACATCTGTGGGGCCGTCCAGCCCGCAGTCCGATAACAACGATACGACGGCACGATGCCTGTCGCGGGATCGACTTGTGAGAGTCCTGAGGCTCAAACGTTGACGCCTCACGGAACACACTTAAAGATCCCACCCGCCTCCGGAGCCTGCGATACGGCGAGGAGGCGGTTTTTATATTACAGATATATTGTTTTTGGCATAAAAATCGTTATATTTGCAAAAGAGAACTATACACTCGATAATTATGACACATTTGACTATTAAAATTGATGAGGTTACTCCTGAAATTCAGAAGACTCTGAATTACCTCAAGACTCTATCTGGGGTGACTATCTCTACGCATAAAGAGGCTCAATCGAGGAGCCGTAGTGCGTGGGAGACAGCTATTGCGGAAGGGGCTGTGTCTGTCGATGCGTTTTTCGATGAATTGAATTCGAGAATTGATAAGTACCCATCCGTTCGTGCGTAACATTATTGTATCGAAACAGGTTCGAGATAAAATCGGCGAACTTGAATCTTATTTGTTAAATGATTTGAAATTGTCACATGATGCTGCTCGAAAGCGCAGCGACAGAATGCGGCAGTTCGTATATTCTTTGGCTCAGGATGTAGATTTTCCAATTTGTCGTTTTAAGCGATGGTGCCAATTAGGATACCGATGTGCCGTATTTGAGAAAGATTGGGTTTTCGCCTATGAGGTAGTGCCCGAAGGTGTAATTATCCGGGATATGTCCAATACGGCAATTCTAAAAGAATAAATTTTATATCATCCAAGGTATAGAAGGCGACTGAATAAGTCGCCTTCTTTTTTGTATATATTCATTCGGGACAAAGTCTCATAATCGGTCGTCGCTCGGAGTATAAGTTTGCCACAGATATAAATCTGAAATACTATGGGCAAACTGAAAGAATTACGCGAGGCGCGTGCGACGGTGTTCGCCGCCATCGACGAGCTTCGCAAGGCGACGGACGGCCGCGAGATGACTGCCGAGGAGCAGCAGCGGTGGGATACGTTGCTGGCCGATTACGACAAGGTCGACCGAAAGGTCGAGCAGGAGGAGCGCTTCGAGGAGCTGGAACGCCGTCAGGCCGAACAGAGCTACGAACGTCGGCACGCAGCTGAGAGTAACGACGATCCTGCGGAGTACCGCGGCGCTTTCGTCGAATACCTTCTGAAAGGAGAGAATGGTGTCTCGGCCGAGAACCGTCATCGCTTCGAGCAACGCGCCGGCATCACAGGATTGGCGGGCGGCGTCCTCGTTCCTTCGACATTGGCCGACTCCATCGAAAAGGCACTCAAGACCTACGGCGGCATGTTGGAGGCCGGCTCGGTCTTCTCCACCTCTACGGGAGGCGACCTGATCATGCCGACGGTGAACGACACCACGAGCAAGGCTACGGTCGTTGCCGAGTATCAGAAGTCGACGCAGAAGGCTCCGTCGTTCGGCTCGGAGACACTCAAGGCATACACCTACCGCACACCCATCGTTCCCGTGTCGCTCGAACTGTTGCAGGACAGCAGCTTCGATCTGGAATCGCTGCTCTCCGATCTGTTGGCAGAATCCTTCGGACGCGGCATGAACGAAGACCTCACCATCGGTGACGGCAAAGGCAAACCGAAAGGGATCATCGAGTGGGCTACGGCCAGCGACGCCACACCTGCGGCTTCAGCCATCAAGCTGGATGATCTCATCGACCTTATCCGCTCGGTCGATTCGGCCTATGCCCGTAACGGCCGCTTCATGTTCAACCGCAATACGCTCTATTCGCTGGTGAAGATCAAGGATACGACGGGTCGTTACATCTGGCAGGAGGGAGCACGGGACGGCACGCCGCCGACGCTTTTTGCCAAACCCTATACGCTCAACGACGATATGCCGGATATCGCCGCCGGTAAAGCCTCGGTGCTCTTCGGGGACTTCTCGAAATTCAAGATCCGCATGGTAAAGGACTTTCGGGTTATCCGCCTGAACGAACTGTTGGCCGAATACCTCTCCATCGGCATCTTCGGCTTTGCACGGCTGGACGGCCTACTGCTGAACGCAGGTACGCACCCGATCAAGAAACTCGTACACGCCGCTTCCGGAGCTTAATGCCATGCGCTATACCGAGATCAGAGCGAGAAACCTCCCGGTGTCTGCGGAACTTGCCCGCGCCCATCTTCGCATCGGCGACGATATGCACGACCATGCACTTATCGATGCCAAATTGGAGATGGCCGTCGGCATCGCCGAGGACATGACCGGACGCCGCATCCGCGACCGCTACGTCGAGTTCGATGTGCTTTTGGGCGCAGCGGAGGATGCCGTCCGACTCCCTGTCCGTACTGCCGCCATCGCGGAGGTCTCCTCGCCTGACGGTATCCTCACACCGGACGAAGATTACCTCCTGTTGGCTGACGACTACGATGCTCACTTGTTGCTGATCGATGCTGAGCGCTTCTCCGGAAGAAAGCTCCATGTGAAGGCTACCGAGGGGTACGATGCGGAGACGATTCCGCCGGCAATCAAGGCGGCCATCCTGCTCCTGCTCGGCACGCTCTACGACAACGAGTCGGACAATATCGTCGGGCGCTCCGTGTCGGAACCCTCCCTTACGGCGGAGAAGCTGCTCGCTCCGTGGCGCGTAACCCCTTATTGCGACTACCGTGTTTGATACCCGCATCGAGATCATGGCGCCCACCGAGGAGCGGGACGCCTATAACGAACGCCGCGAGGAGATGAGGTGCGTAGCCGTCTGCTATGCGCAGCGCACCGAAGCCGGCGGCCGGGAAAACCTCTTCGCCGGACGTATTCTCCACGAGAACGAAATCGCCTATACGATCCGTTGGCGACCGGGTATCCGCGCTTCGTACCAGGTGCGCGAGGGCGACATGGTCTACCGCATCGTTTCGGTGCATGAAGAGGGCCGTCGCAAGTATCTCCACATAAAGGTCAAAAAGAGCGATGCTGACAATTGAAGTAAACGGCTACCGTCAGGCGAAGGAGATTCTCGACGGCCTGCCCGACGGGATGCAGAAAAGCATCCTGCTGGCGGCGCTCCGCCAGTCAGTACGGCCGATGCTCACTTCGGCGCGGGGTAAGGTTCCGGTCAGGAGCGGCAAGCTCAAACGTCAATTGCGTATCGTCCGCTTTCGGGATCGCAACGCTCCGAAGACAGAAGTGGCCGTAGCTGTGAAGCCGGTCTTCGACAGATCGAAAAAGAGCGGTGCGGTGAACCAATACTACGGCAAATTTATTCACGAGGGGACGAAGGACCCGCGCCTCTCGCGCAAAGGCAAGATGCTCGTCTTCGAAAACAAACAGGGTGAGAAAATCTTCGTCCGCAGCGTAAAGGGCATTCGTGCGACACCCTTTCTCGAAATGGCTTATGATGAAAGCGGAGAACGTACGATTACGATCTTCGGCGACGAGCTGGCCTCTGCCGTCGAACGCTATGTTCAGAAACATTTTAAACCCGTCAAAGGATGATCGAAGATTTCAAGACAGCATTTATCGCCGCACTCGAAGTGGCCGCTCCCGAACTTCGGGGCAAGGTGCAGGCCGGGGCTGTGGATGCCGAGACTCCTGTTCCCTATGCCGCCTTTACGACGCCGGAGGAGACGCCCCTGCATACGAAGCATGGCATCGCCGGAGTGCAGACGCTTTTCGAGGTGGCGCTCATCCACGACCGTATGGCTTCGGTCGAGGCGCTCAAGCGCAAGGCAATCCGAGCCCTCGACGGAATAGCGTTGGCAGGAAGGCGTTGCCGCTGGAAATCTTCGGAATACAGCTACTACGCCGATTTCGATTTGCATGGATATATGATAACATTCAAAATCATTTAACATGGCAGAGAAGAAAGTGATTCAGGGCGAGGATATCATCGTTCTGGTCGACAACAAGACGACGCTCCATGCCACCACGCACAACCTGAAGGTGGACTTGGAGCTCAAGGAGCTTCGCACGAAGGATACCAACGGTAAGGAACAGTCGCCCGGCGACATCTCGTGGTCGGTAGACGGGGACGGCCTTGTGGTGGTGGACGACTCCATCGAAGATAGCCACACCTCGGAGGATGTGCTGGGCATCGTCCTTTCGAAGAAACTCGTCGATGTGGTAATCAAATCGCCGCTGTCGGGTCTTTCGAAGACCTACCACGGCAAGGCGTACATCACCTCGTTCTCGTTAGGCGCTCCGGCCGGCGACAATGCCACCTACAACTATTCGCTTACCGGGAGCGGCAATTTGTCGCCCCAAGACGCAACCCAGCAGCAGTCATGAAAGAGATCACGATCAACGGGAAAGCCACGCCGATCCATTTCGGGATGAAGGCCATCGCGGAGTTTACCAAACGTCAGGAATCGGACTTCGCCGAGAACATTACCACAACAGCTGCCATCGGGAGCATCGACAGCATCGTCGCTCTCACGGCCGTCGGGCTCAACGAAGGCGCACGACGCTCCGGCAGCGAATGCCGCTACACGGAGGACGACGTGTGGGACATCTTCGACGACGAACCGCACCTCGTGCTGGAAATCACGCAACTTTTCGTCGATAGTATTGCGCCGCTGACCGATAAGCTGGGTGGAATGGTAAAAAACGGACGTGCGGCGGCGCGGAAGAGGTAGACGACCGCCGCATTACCTACGAGCGGTGGTTCGCCATCGCCGTCGGTCAGATGTCCATGCGCCCGGAAGATTTCGATGCCCTCACGCCTGCGGAGTTCATCTATGCGTGGCTGGGCTGGTCGGAGCAGGAACAGATTCGCCAGCAGCAGGCGTGGGAGCGCGAACGCTGGGCGGTGTGGGTGCTTACCTCCATCCAGCTCGACCGCAAGGAGCGACGAGCGATGACCGAGATGTTTCCGCTCCCGTGGGAGACGGAAGCCACAGAAACACCGGAACCGCTGACCATGCAGGAGCGCCGCGAGCGTATCAAACGAATCCTTAATGCATTCAAACACGATGAAAAACAGTAAGACCATCTGTCTGCTCGTTTTGCTGCTGCTTGCCGCAGCGTGCGGCCCTTTGCGCAAGACGCAACGTCATAGCATCACGGACAGCACCTCGCTCGACCGAAGTGAAATCCGCAAGGCCGTCACCGACGTGCTGCACGAGTGGGGTACGCTCTCGCAGACCGTCGTGGAGTTCTATCCTCCGACGATTACTTCGCCGACCGAGCTTCCCGAACCGCACATGGTTATGCAGGACAGTCTCCCTGCCGAAGAGCCTTTACGGGTACAAACCATTATTCAGACGGCTCCGGCCGTACGGCGTATCGTTCGTACGGAGATTGCAGCCGATGCCGAACGCCTTACCGCCACGGACAGCACGGTGCGAAACGATATACATACCCGACGGCAAAGCGAACAGGAAGATGAGGTGGTTGAAAAGCCTCCTTCGTCCGTTATGGCGGTCAAGTGGATCGCCGTGGGACTCATCGCCCTTTTCCTGCTACTCCTTATCCTGAAATTCAAAATCCCGCGCTTCTAATTATGGCAAAAGCAAGACTCAAAACACCGATCAGCTATTACGGCGGCAAGCAGACGATGCTCAAATACATCCTGCCGCTCATTCCCGAACATAAGGTCTATACCGAAGCCTATTGCGGCGGCTGTGCCGTGCTATTCGGCAAGCAGCCTGTCAAGTGTGAAATAATCAACGATATGAACAAGGAGCTGATCAACTTCTACCGCGTGGCGCAGAGCGACTATCCGGCACTCAAACGCGAAATCGACGCCAGCCTGCACTCGCGTGACCAGCACACGCATGCCAAGCATATCATGACCCACCCGCAGTTCTTCACTCCGGTACAGCGTGCATGGGCGATCTGGATCGGCTCGAAGTTGGGCTTCGCCTCGATGCTCGACGGAACGTTCGGCTACGACCGCAGCGGCACGACAACGCTCAAACTCTTCAACGGCAAGGATCAGTTCACGGAGACGGTCTGTCTGCGTCTTGCACACGTTACGGTGGAGAGCGAAGACGGCAAGAATGTCATCCGACGGTACGATTGTCCGGAGGCGTTCCACTTTGTCGATCCGCCCTATGTGGGCTCCGACTGTGGTCACTACTCGGATACTTTCAACGAGCAGGATTTGGAAGAGCTGCTGGCTATTCTTTCGGAGGTAGAAGGCAAGTTCATGCTGACGATGTTTCCGCACGAGCGGATCCGCGAATACGTTTCGCGTTTCGGGTGGACGATACATCCCATCGAGCGGCAGATCACGGCCTCCAAGGAGTCCCGCCGCCGGCAGGAGGAGTGGATGGTAACCAACTACTAAAGGTCGAGTGACGCATCTGCGACGCCTGCCTCCGCAACCATCTTCAGCAGTTCTTCGCGGAGAGCTTTTGGTGTGACGTTCTTCCGGATAACAGTAAGAAACGAATGGCGGATTTCTCGCATGACGACCTCATCGGGGAGTGCTTCGAAGCGAAGGTCGTTCCAATGCCTCTTATTGAAGTGCCATGCCGGAGTGATGGCCGGGAATTCATCCCGCAGAAGAATGGCCCGGTCAGGGTTGCACTTGACGGGTAGGTACTGTGGACGTTCGAACCCATAGGCCGCGAACATCCTGCCGCCGACTTTATAGACGAGCCACTCCTCGCCGAAAGGCTGGCACTCCTCGACCGCAGGTAAAGAAACGAGATATTCTCGAACATCCATGATATCCATACCTGCAAAGGTATGAAAAAGATAACCGATAATAGCTTATTCAGCAGATGGAACTGAATGTCATATACAACACCGACGCCCTTACCGGCCTACGACAACTTCCCGACGAGTCGGTGGACTGTATCGTCACGTCGCCTCCCTATTGGCAGATGCGCGACTACGGTATCGGCTCGATCGTGTGGTCGGACGGTTGGTCGGGGCAGTTGGGGCTGGAACCTACGCGCGATGAATTCATCGCGCACTTGTGTATGATCTTCGACGAATGTCGCCGTGTGCTGAAATCCTCCGGCACGCTGTGGGTGAACTTGGGCGATTCGTACAGCAAACCCTACAAATACAACCGCCGACAAAATCCGAAGTGGAGCGAAAATTCGAAGAACAGCGATTGCCTTATAGACATCAAGGTCGATACGGCGCGTCACCGTATCCCCTCCAAGTCGCTCTGCAATATTCCGAACAAGTTCGCCGACGAGATGATTCTGCGCGGTTGGGTGCTTCGCAACGAGATCATCTGGTACAAGCCTGCCTGCATACCTTCTTCCGTCCGTGACCGCTTCACGGTAGACTTCGAAAAGGTGTTCTTCTTTACCAAATCGCAACGATACCATTTTGAGCAGCAGTTCGAGCCGTATGCCGACTCGACCTTCGGAAGGTATCGCCGCACGCGAACGCTCAATGGCAAGAGCGCAGACTATCGGAGGCTGAACGGTATCGGGATGCAACGGACGGTCGATCCCCGCGGTCGCAATATGCGGTGCGTGTGGCGTGTTCCTTATGAACCGAGCCACGAGGCGCACTATGCCATGTATCCGTCGCGGTTGGTCGAGACACCCGTCAAGGCCGGCTGTCCCGATGGGGGCGTTGTTCTCGATCCCTTTATGGGCAGCGGCACGACGGCGGTCGTCGCCCGACGGTTAGGGAGAAACTACATCGGCTTCGAACCCAATTCGGAATATGCAGCGATCTGCCACAAGCGGTTGACGCAAACGACACTCACGCTCCGAACCGATGAAACGCGGTTACGATAATCCTGTTCATATCGCTTCGTGTTCGTTCGGCAAGGATTCGATCGCTACGATCCTCCTTGCCCTCGAACACGGTGAGCCGCTCGATGCCGCCGTCTTCTCGGAGGTGATGTTCGACCACCGACGCAATATCAGCGGCGAGATGCCCGAACACATCGAGTGGGTCTATACGACGGCTATTCCTCGATTAGCCGAGTTGGGCGTCAAAGTCGATGTCGTTAGTTCGGAGAAAGACTATCTTACGTTATTCCATACAGTCATTGGGAGCGGTACGCATAAGGGTATGCTGCGCGGATGGCTTATCGGCGGCAAGTGCTGCGCCAACCGCGACCTCAAAATCCAGCCTATACATCGTTATTACGATAGCTTCCGCAAGCGTGGCGTCGTGCAGTACGTCGGCATCGCAGCCGACGAGCCGAGACGCCTCGCGCGGATGCAGGACAAAGGGTATATCCGTAAAACGAGTTTGCTCGCCAAGTACGGGTACACCGAGGCGGACGCTCGACGCAAGTGCGAAGAGTACGGTCTGCTGTCGCCTCTCTACCGAACTTCGCATCGGGTCGGTTGCTGGTTCTGCCCCAACTGCCGCATTTCGGTCTTCGTCGAACTGCGCCGCCGTCATCCCGAATTGTGGCGCGAACTGCAACTGCTCTCGAAAGTCGGAAATAAGTCATCCGAAGGCTTCAAATACGGGCAGACTTTCGAGGAGGTAGAGCAACGGATGGATGCCTACGAGAAAACTGGGCGGCTCTTCTGAATCGAAGGAGGTAAATTGTTGAATATCTTTGAATTAAACTGTCGATTGACTTGCGTGTTCCGGATAATGATGTTATGTTTGTCATACGATAAACGATTAAAACAGAGTGTATTATGAGTACGAAGGCAAGAATCGGAGTGCAATTGGCAACAGGCGAAGTCAAGAGTGTTTATGTATGGCGGGACGGTAATCCCGATACGTTGGGCACGACCTTGAGCGAATATTACGCCACACCGGAAAAAGCGGCTGCGTTGGTCGAGCGCGGCAACCTGATCGACGTCGAACGGAACTTACGCCGCTGTACGTTCGAACGTCCGGAGGAGGGATACGACAACAGCCCGCGGCTCCACAAGACGTTCGCCGCCTACCTGCGGGAACGGGAGTACGACATCCGTTACAAATACATCTACCGCGACGGAGCATGGAGCTATTGGGAGATCGGCGCATAGCCAACCACCCGTTCCATTGAAATAAGGAAATTATGAATTCGAGGAACCGGCTGGTAAATGAAAATACTCCTGAAAATCTACTGTCTGAATTGAATATAAAACATTGATAATAAAGAAAATAAATCTTCCGAAAGACTTGCGTGTACCGAACGATAGTGTTACCTTAGACTTACAATAAAGCACTGAACACGAATAACTTAAAAGCATAAAGCCATGAAAAGAGAACAGGCCCTTCGGATCGCAAGAACCCTCGTAGCGCAGACTGCGGACATCGAAATAGTCGATATCAAGATCAAGAGCATGGAACCCGCCGGCGGGAGGATAACGGTGGCAGTCGATGCCGTAACCGAGGAGGATGAAAACGACCGTTATGAGGTCGAGATCGACCCGACGGCCAACTCCGTCTCCCTAAAAGAAATAAAAGGCTCGTATTCGCTCGATGAATACCTGAACGAGCCGATGCGTATGTCGGAACTCAATCCCGGCCAGCTTTTCAAACTGAAGTACGACTGTGTGGTATATGAATACTACCGCACCGTCCGAGACCGCGAAAACCGAGCGATCTATCGATTCACGCGCAAAGGAAGCTGTAATCTTTCACAGTCGGTACACGATGCAGAGGTCTTTCCGATAGGATAAATAACCGACAGCCCGCCCCGAAACAATCGGGGCGGGCATCTTAAACTACACTTACAATGAAAGTCAATATCACCAAAGCCGGAACGTATTCCATTACCGGCCTCACGAGAACCGACTACCGCACCATCGGATACATTCTGCGTATCGCCAATGACCGTTGCTTCGGTGAGCAGGACGAAGACGGCAACTACTACAGCAACGACGACTTCGTCTGCTCGCTCGACGAGAAGGAACGCGAAGCGTTGAGAAAGATTTGCAGTGCGCTTTAATGCCAATGTAAACTATTGATATTCTTTGAATTAATTTGCCAAATAACTTGCGTGTTCCAAACCGTGATGTTATCTTAGATTCGTAATAAAGAACTGATAACAAACGATTTAAAAGACAAAACTATGAGACGGGAGATCGAAAAGTTTTTAAAGCAGTTCCCGACCGACGCTACGAGTTGGGCACAGGCTACCGATGAGGTGCGGGACTTGGCACGGCTGGCAAGAGAGCATTTGGAGGAGTACGACGGGATGATCGTTGAGCCGGTGGATTTCCGCCATGCCAAGACTCCGGCCGAGTGGAACACCAAAGGCCGAGAGTTCATTCTCGACAGCTTCGACCGGATGCAGGAGCGTGCCCGCAAAGCCTACTACGAAAAGTTCCGCGCTTATTTCGGACAAGAGGAAGAGTAACCCAAAACCATCTCCCCGCCATTCGAGTGGTGGGGAGATATTTTCGATATGATGACACAAGACCTACTTTTAGATGCCAGTCGTGCCTTCTTCGGACAGGTAACCAAACTCGATGCCCGACGCGCTCGACTTACACTGATGCAGGCTAATACCCGCTATCGTCTGGCAACCGTTTCCGTCCGATACGGAGTGCGGGAGTTTCGGGTGGAGATCGACCGCTATCGCAATACGATTCGTTTGTCGGAGATTACCGTGCATCGACGGTTGGGGTTCGACCGTCGCAATCCCCTGAATGGTTTTGCCATGCAGGAAATAGAGCATGTACGGCTGTTGCATACCCACCGGTTGGATCGGTATCTGCCGGTAGAGAGCGACCTTGATAAAAACTGATAATTACCTGAGAACCTTTGAATTAAGTTGCGTATTAACTTGCGTGTTCCACAGGTTGATGTTATCTTAGACTCGTAATAAAAGATTGAATAACAGTAATTTGAAAAGCAATATGGAAGACGCAAAGAAACAGAAAAAGGCCATCAACGCCGAAATCGACCGCCTTGAGGCAACCTTCGAAGAGAACCGCCGGGAGATGCTTCGGTTAGCTGACGACAACAAACGCACGAGTGGCCGCTATGGAGAACTTTTGGAGGACAACCACCGCATCAACGAGCGAATCCGCACCCTGCTGGAGCAGATGTGGAAATTGGACTAAATGTAATTGGCTTTGGCAAACCGTCATCGGCAGGCCGCTCTTCGGGGCGGCCTTTTCTGATTTTATTCCTATATTTGTATTACGAGCAACAAGTTGTGTGTTTTGAAGAGGTAAAATGCTGTGATACTCCCGACAATGACCTATAAGGAGATGTATGATCATCTTGCCGCAGATAAGCAAAAGGTGGAGATTAAGAAGGAATACCTTTTGCCGAAGGCGGTCAAAGCATTTAAAAAGAGGATGAAATTTCCGGTGTGGGAAATTTACGATTATACCATTCCTTCGACGAACAATAAGTACGTCATCTATTTCTACGCGGAGAGTCGGGTACGAGCAGAGAAGCCGGAGATTGGATCGTTTACTATCGCTTATAACGGGAACCATCGGTTTATCATTCAATGGAGAGTAGGTGGCTATAAACACACACCGGATAGCGAAATAATGGTGGTCAGACAAATCCATGCTTATACGAGTCATTTCTTGCAACGTTATAACGAATGCTTTCTGAAAGACGATTCGCTAACGGCGGATGAAATAGCTGCGAGGTATCTGTCAAGGAATACGGTCGCTATGCCGCTTCAGCAAAATGATGAGATTAACCGCAACCATGAAAAGTATGGCGAAAAGTATCAATACGCTTTTCGGGTGCGAGATGGCATTTGCTTTTCTTATTCAGCCGTCGATGGTGAGCAGAGTGCAGATGGTGATCGGCATAAAGATAAGGTCGACGCTCTGTATATATGTTATACAACGTTCATGAATGAATCCAAAATGACGGAGAGTCAGCGCAAAGCCATATTCAAGGAGCATTGCGAGAAGTGGATGCAATTCTGTCATGATTTTCAGAAACAAGCCAAAGACGGTGTCATTACGCTTACTTTGGAGCGGTAATTTTTACTATCATTATAATAAAGGCCGACGGGAAGCTCCTTGTCGGCCTTTTTTCTGTTGGGACAAAGTCTCCCGCCGCAGTAGCTGGCTGCACGTACCTTTACCGCCAAAGGTCGAGATATGGCATTCGGATTACGGTATTATGCAGAGTTGCAGAGTAAGTTCAAGGGTTCTCTTTGGCGGGTCGAGATCGCCGAACGGGGCTATGCCGGCCCGTCCGAAGAGATGCGCTTCGAAGGCGGGAAACCCCTCGAAATAACCTGGGAGCGCCGCGGCGACGAGTTCTTCGTGCCGATCAAGGCATCCGAAGCTACGATTAACATCCTCTGTACCGAAAATTTCCAATACATCGGCCTGTTCACCTCCGACCCGCGCCGCTTCCGTGTGTCGGTCATGCGCAACGGGGCGCTCTATTGGCGCGGTTATGTCGTTGCCGACCTCTATTCGGAGAGCTTCACGGCTCCACCTTACGAGATGTCGATCAAGGCCGTCGACGGGTTCAACCTGCTTTCGAGCATCCCCTTCATGAATCTCGACGGGACACATATCGCGGGCCGTCGGAGCCTGTGGTCGCTGCTGGAGATGTGCTTCGACCTGCTGGAACTGGAGCTCGACGTTGCGGACTGGATGGATCTGTATGCCGAGGGTATGAGCGAATCGCGCTCTCCGCTCCGGCAGGTCTATGTCGATATGGAACGCTTTTACAGCGTCTACGACGAACCGTCGTACCGCGACGTGCTGGAGCTGTGCCTGCGCCCCTTTGCCGGCCAGATTTTCCAGAGCAACGGCTCGCTCCATATCCGCCGCACGATCTCGCTCTACCGCGAGACCCGCCCGTTGAGCTTCTACGAAATCGGCACGAAATACCCCTCCGGCCACCTCATTACGGCCGGCGGCCGGGAGCTGCTGACCGCGACCGGTGACAATATCGTCACCGAAGCCACGCGCGAACGTATCGAAAGTATGTGGGACGGAGGTTTCGACATCATGGGCGAGTCGACGATGGACATCACGCCGCCGCTCCGCAAGGTGTCGATCACCGTTAAGAACAAGGGGCTGGACAACCTGATTTCCGTTCTGGGTTTCTATGACCTCAAGGAGTGGAAAGACCCATATGAGTTCTTGAGCCTGACGGACGCTACGACGCTCAAATTCCTCGGTGACGGAGCGCATCAGAACCATGTCATCGAGACCTTCGGCTACGAAGTGCAGAAGTGCACTTACAAGCTGACGCTCGAATACGCCATCCGTGCCCAGCACGCCAAATACGGATTCGGATACCGCCCCTCCGGAGATAATGAGTATATAGTCAAGTTCTACTACGGCGTGAAGATCGTCGGCGCCTCGGCGACCTACTGGTTGCAGGACGACGGGCAGTGGGTCGGCTCCGAAGGCTTCATGATGGAGGAGGCCAAGACCTCGACCGAAACCAACAAGAAGATCGAAATCGACGGTATTCCCGTGAACGGACGTTTGGTCTTCTACATGAAACAGACGCTCAAATACGATGTGCGAACCAGCGGCGGTGATCGCGGCGGACGTACTTACGGCGAGTGGGAGGCCGTCTCGTTCTACAACATGACGCTCGCCATCGATACGGGCGATGATTACGAGAACTCGCTCAAGTACGAGGTGATGGTCAACCATGCCAACAATGCGGATCTGTCGATCCTGCTACCCATCGCCGATATCCCGAATATCCCCAACGACCGGCTGATCTATTCGCTCTACTTTACCGATGTGTCGGGTCGGCCGACGCGGATGTGGCACACGCGGGGCGGCAACGACTACAACACGCTGCTGGGCCACCTCGTCGGATGTGCCCTGCGCTACAAGCAGCTTCCCGGCCGTCGCATCACCGGCGAGATGTTCTCCGGCCGACATATCGATATGAACACGGTGGTTCAGGATTCCAAGTTCCTGCTCTGCGGCTTCTATGTGAACTCCATCGAGTTGAAGGCCGTCGAGGATAGCTACGATACGGAGCTTGTCGAGATGCCGGAACTCGTCCGCTCCGAGACACCGCCGCAGGGCGACGACTGCATCCTCGGCGCACGGCTCTCCTTTACGGTCAGGACGGCTCTGCTGTGCGGAGGCATCCTCGTCCTGCTCTCGACCGACAACCGCATCTACACCTACGACCCTGCCTCGCGGAGCGTGCGGCAGCTCTTGGCCTACACCCGTGAGGTAAGTATCCATCCTGCGGACAACAGCTTCGCGGTGGTGGACGGCGCGGGTGTCAGCATCGTGGATTACCGGGGTGTGGTTCTCAAACGCCACGACCGGGAGGATTACGATACGCCGGCGACCTACATGGGCGGTTACATCTACCTGCTGCTTCCCTACATCACCTATCCGCGCGGGCCGCGCAGTGTCAGCCGCGCCTCGGACGGCGGCACGATTACGGGATATTACCTCAATCGCCCCGATTACGTCTATGTCAACTCCTCTACGGGTTACCGACGGGGGTACGGCTACGACCGCACGACCTTCGGTGGAATGGTCACGGGCATTCTGAAAACCTACTCGGGCATTGTGGTCAATACGACCAAAGGGGCGTGGCTGCACGATAAACGAGTCAACAGGGAGCTGTTGGCAACAGCCTATCCCGCAGGTACGCGGGTGCTGACCCTCTCGGATTATTTTATGGCCGAAACACTCGGCTCGACGCTGCGGGTTTATCGGCGCGACTCCATCGACGAGCGGACACTTATCAAGACGATTTCCGGGGCTGCCGACTTCGCCGACCACACGATGGGCGAAGTGGCATACCACTCCGGCGGCAGACTCTATATCTGGACATATGCCAACAACGCCATCCGGCAGGTTCGCAATACGGCCGGGGCATCGCGTCCGCTGCGGGGGCTCTTCTACATCGGCGGCGAACTACATATCGTCCGCGACAATGCAATCTATAAATATATCCCTTAAAAACATGGAATTGATAAGCATCATCCTGAACTTTCTTTTGGCCAGCGGCCTTGCCGGAACGCTCGTCTTCTTCAATAGCAAACGACGCCGGGAACGCGCCGCAGCGGACTCGGCCGAGTTGGAGAATACGGAGAAGGTCGTGGCAATCCAATCCGAGCAGATCACGCGGCTGGACGGCCGTGTGGAGAAACTCGAAGAGAAGGTCGACAAACTCGAAATCATCATCGAACATAAGGACGTGGAAATCGACCGCAGCCGCATCATCATCCGGCAGGCCTACAAATGCGACACCCCGCCCGAACGATGTCCCGTGCTTCTGAAACGACAAAAGTTCATCGAGCAGGAGCAGGCGGAACGGGCACGGTCGAACGACACGCATTAACTCAATAACGATTCTATATATGGCAAGAGGACTTAGAAATTTCAATCCGGGCAACATCCGGCAGTCGAAGACGAAGTATCTGGGCGAGGTGCGACCCTCGCGCGATGCGGCTTTCAAGCAGTTCGAGACGATGGCATGGGGTTACCGTGCAATGTTCGTGCTGCTGCACACCTATTCCCGCAATGGCTACCGAACGCTGCGGCAGATGATTACGCGCTATGCGCCGCCCATCGAGAACCATACGGAGAGCTACATCGCCCATGTAAGTCGTTGGGCCGAGGTATTTCCCGATGCTCCGCTCGACACGCTCGACCCGGCGGTAATGATTTCGGTCGTAGGAGCTATGTCGCGCATGGAAAATGGCGTGCCGGCCGTCGATTCGGATGTCTGCGAAGGCTGGCGACTTTTCATGCAGCACAAACCCTGAACACGTTAAACATCATTCGATATGGCCGGACGCCGCATCGCCGACCTGCTGATTAAAATCGGAGCCGACTCCTACGAATTCAAGCAGAAGACACAGCAGGTAGAACGGGATTTCGACTCGCTGTCCAAGAAACTGGATAAAGTCGGCAAGGAGCTGTCGCTGAAACTGACAGCTCCTCTTACGGCATTGGGCGTCGTGGCTCTGAACAATGCCGATATCCAGCAACAGGCTGAACAACGGCTCCTGACGGCCCTCAAAGGACGCAGCGACATACAGCAGCGGCTGATCGCCGAGGCGGGCGAGTTGCAGTCCCGTTCGACGCTGGGCGACGAGGCGATCATCGGACAGCAGGCGTACTTGGCATCGTTGGGTATGACCGAGGAGCAGATCGGACGCGTCATCGAAGCCTCCGCCCAGCTCTCCTATGCGACGGGGATGACACTCGACAGCGCCGTGAAGAATCTGGCCAAGACCTACGGCGGTCTGACGGGCGAATTGGGCGAGAGCATCCCGAAGTTGAAGGAGCTCACAACCGAGCAACTCAAAAACGGCGAGGCGGTCGATTTCATTCTCGAAAATTACAAGGGGTTCGCCGAAGCTGCGGCCGAGACGGGTATCGGGCCGATCAAGCAATTGAAGAATGCTTGGGGTGATTTTCTGGAGCAGATCGGAGCGATTATCATGCCCATAGCCGCAAAAGCCGCCGGCGCATTGTCTTCGGTCGTCGCCGTGCTTCAGGCAATGGATCCGCGCTGGCAAAAACTGCTCGTTTCAGTCGCTGCCATAGCTGCGGCCATAGGGCCGTTGTGCATGCTGTTGGGGTCGCTCTCGAAAGCGCTGCCTCTGCTTAAATCCGGATTCGCCATGCTCGTTGCGCCTATTGGGTTGGTCAAGGCCGGCATCCACTCTCTGACGGCTGCCATTGCCGCCAATCCCATCGGCCTGCTGCTGACGCTCATCACTACGGGCATCAGCCTCTTCATCGCGTTCGGCGACAGTGCCGAGGATGCCGCCGAGAAGAATGGCGAATTGACCGACAAGGTCATCGAAGAGGCCCGGCAGGTCAATGCTCTCGTGGGCAAACTCTCCTCGGCCAATACCTCGGAGCAGGAGCGCAAGACTGCTCTCGAAAAGCTTAAAGGCGTGCAGCCCCAAATCGTCGAGGGACTGAGTGCCGAGGCCCTCGAACTCGAAACGCTCAGGAAACGGGCGGCGGAATATAACCAGCAGCTGGTGCTGCGTATCGCCCTTGCGCGGAAGCAGGATCAAGTGACAGCAGCTATCGAGCGGCAGACCGAAGCGGGAGTCCGGCAGGCGGAGAAGGAGGCGGAACTCTATGCCTACCTTTCTGATATCGGGACGAAGCTGGCGAGCGGCGACTTCGAGTTCGGTAGGCACAATCAGAACAAGGGTTTCTACGAGTGGAAACAGGCATCGGAGCAGTTGCAGAGCAGCCTTATCAACCACTTTAACGACATCATGGCCGGCGGCGATTCGCTTGCGGAGAAGGCCCGCCGCGTACAGCAGATGTTCCAGCCGCAGGCGCGTTACGGGGACAAGATCCGTATGGACGACGTGAGTATGCGGAAGATCAACCGGATGCGTGGCGATGTCCGAGATTTGGGCGAGGAGGTGATCGAGGCGGGCGGTCTGGTTTCGCAGGCTGAAGCCGAGGTGCGGAACTTCGCCGAGGCGTTCTCGCTGTCGCTGGCCTCGGCCGTGGAAGATGCAACCGGGGCAGTCGATGGATTAGGTGGTGCGGCGGACGGTGCTTCGACGCGGACACAGAGAAGCATCGCCGAGCTGAACGAAGAGATAAAGACGCTCGAAACCCAGAAGCAAAAATCGTTCGACCCGACGGAGATCGCCGGATTCAACCGACAGATTGCAGAACTGCGCCGTGAGGTCGACCGTCTGAACGGGCTGGGAGCATCGGCGACGCAGGCGACAGGAAAGATAACAGCTTTGCAAACCGAAATCAAGAAGCTGGAGGAGCGGAAGCAGGCGGCATTCGATGTGCAGGAGATTGCCGACTGCAACGCCCGTATCGAGGAGTTGAAGAAAGAGATCGACGGGCTGAACAAGGTGCTTCCGAAAGACCTTTTGCCGCGCGAGCCGCTCACGCCTATTCTGCCGGACGGCGTGAAGCTGGCCATGCCGCAACTCGAAATCAAACTGCCCGACCTGAAACCCATCGTGACGCGGGCGATGGAGCAGATGACGGCCATCCGCGAGTTAGTCCGGGGCGAGGTATTCGGCTGGGCAGACGAGGTTGGCGGTAAGTTGGAGGGTGACATTCGGAATGTAGAGCAAGTGGTGACGACCTATACCGAAGCACTCGTCTCCAAAGGCTGGAAGTTCGGCGCAGCATTGGAGCAGGTGGGCGGAGCGGTCAAGGAGACGATACAGAATTTCGATCAATCGCTATCGACATTTCTCGCCAACAGCATCGTTGCAGCGGCTGAAGCCATCGGGCAGATCATGGCCGGCGACCTCGGATTCGGAGGGCTGATGAAAGCCATTCTGTTGCAGTTCGCCAACTTCCTCAAGCAAATCGGTTCGCAGATGATTCAGTTCGGTGTGATGAGCATCGCCTTCAAGTCGGCGCTCAAATCGGTGCTGGCCAACCCGTGGGCGGCAATTGCCATCGGAGCCGCAATGGTGGCGGCCGCGGCCGTGATGACGGCGCTGATCAACAAGCAGGCGAAAGAGAACGCGCCGAAACTGGCCAAAGGCGGTCTTGCCTTCGGCCCGACCTATGCGATGGTCGGCGACAACCCCAATGCCGGGGTCGATCCGGAGGTCATAGCGCCGCTATCCAAACTTAAAGATATGATGGTCGGAGGTAGCTCGGCGCAGCATATACAAATAACCCTCGGCGGTCAATTGACGGCCAAGGGTCGGGATTTAGTATATGTGCTCGGAAAAGAGAACTTTAAGACGAATATTCTGGGAGGGTAAACTACTACTTAAGGATTTATCTCTTCTTCTTCGTATTTCATAGGAAAATCTTTCTTGGGATCATATATATCACAATAACGAGATGGTAAATTCTTCAGGAACTCATATTTTGTAATATATTCTTTTTCTTTCCATTTTGTTCCAAATCTTGACATTAGATTAAAATAAAGCACATACAACTCCGGATTTGACAATTGCGCACGAAGTATCTTTATATATTTTAATTTTTCATTTTTTGTTAGATACTTATTTTCGTCGACTAATTTTATGGCATTGTACATATTCCGAAAATAAGCGCTTAAACTTGTTTGATTGGTTCTTCCGATTTTCTTTGCACTTTTACGTTTTGCATTCAATAGCTTTTCAGCTATTTGATCAGCGTTAGGATAACCTTTCAATTTATCCTTCAGAAATTCAGGCCAATCGTCATCAATACCATAATAAAACGAGATGTAAGCAATGTCAATAACTGCTTTGTCCTCTAATTCTAATTTCAGTTCTTTATTGATCTCACGTGTAATTTCTAATAGTTCTTTGAGTTGCAATTTAAATATCACAAAAGCTCTCCTGTTTTCTGCATGTTCTTTTTCCTTATTTGGATCAATATGCATTATATTTAGCCGATTTACATTATCATTATGGTAATCAAGCATTTTGAAGAATTGGTTAGCAACAACATTTTTGTTGTTTTCAACGAACTGATAAAATAGAGTTAAAATAATTAACAATACGCTAATTATTCCAAATAACGTACCTATTAAACCCCCGAAGAAACTTCCAAATTCCGCAGCCAATCCTGTATCAATAGTAAAACTCCAATTAAAAAAAGCTTTATTGAATAAAATAGCAACAAATGCGATAATTCCTATTCCGCTAAAAATACCAATAAACCATTGGCTGAACTTTAATAAATTTAATGGGCCTAATCTTTTCATAATAATTGGGAACTTTGTCTCCATAAAGGTATAAAATTCTCCGCTACTTTCACAGCCATAAGAGTAGAAAATTCATGGCAGGAGTACGGATCAAGGATTTACAGGACGCCAAAGGCATCGTCGAGAGGTTCGACGATTTTCAGTTCGCGGTGGACAGCACGAACCCCGATACGACGCTTCGGCTGTCGGGTCGGGAGATGAAGGCGGCCATCGGTACTCCCAAACACACCCACGCCATCGAAGAGGTCACGGGGCTTCCCGGCGAGCTGGAAAAGAAACTCGACAAAGCGGGCGGCACGATGACGGGGGATCTGCGCGTCGAGGGCGATACGCACGTCCGGAACCTGCATGTGGACGAATATCTCGAAGTGCCGGAACTCAAATACAACCGCATCACGGCCACCGGCAACGAATTTTGGGTGACCGACGGCGGCACGGTGGACGACGTGGCCGAGGGCGACGACGGCATCTACCTCGTAACGCTCAAATCCGATGAGGACGAAACGGCGATCAACTTCCAATTCAAGGATATCCTGCGGGGCATCTTCTATGCGGAGAACGACGAAGGCAATCCTTCCGGTTTTCGCACGGCCTTTTTCGAAGTAACCGGCGTTATCGACCGAACGCATTTCTATTGCATTCCACTGAACAATATTCCTCCGCAACGCTTCATGACCCTCGCCCGTCAGGGTAACAAGTCGGATGCGCATCGTCAAGGCTCGGTCTATATGGACGGCCTGCGGAAGTTTATCCGTGTGAGCGACGGCGTGATAGATGAACAAATCGGTGTGCGGAATATCAAGGTGCAGCTCGGCGACCTTTCGGAGATCAACCATCCCGTTTTCGGACAGTTGGAGGGTTACGGAGCGTTGCTGGAGAATGCCTACGTCTGTGGGCGGCTCGTGCAGCGCGATCCGCAGACGGGCGAAGATTGGGTGGTCGGAGCCGTCTCTGTCTCCGGCGAACAGGTTTTCCACTACGACGAGACGGATAAGGTCTCGCCCGATATGATCGTCATCACCGCCAAAGAGCAGGGCTTCACCTCGGCGTCTGGCAACCGGTTGTGGCAATACAAGGACGGTTCGGAGTGGGTCACTATAGACACGCAGCACGCGCTGACCTATACGCTTACGCCCGATGCCGAGATATGGCGCGGCCGTTCGACGCTTACGCTGCGTTATATCGTGGCGGGTGTCTATTACGACCTGATTACAATCACGAAAGTCCGCAACGGTGACGCTGCTTACATCGTGACCGTCGAATCCTCCAACGGCAACCAGTTTCTGAACGGCGAGATGGTGACGATCCTCTCGGCCACTGTCTTTAAAGGTTCGCACGATATTACTGCACAAGTTCCTTATAACGCTTTCAATTGGACGCGCTTGTCGGACAACCCCGACGGTGACAAGGTGTGGAACGAGATGCACATGGCCGTCGGCAATCAGATCACCGTTACCAGCGCCGACGTTTACCGCCGTGCAGTGTTTAATTGCGAAGTGAATATTCCGTAAGTCAAACAAAATAAATCCGAATAAACTCATGGCAGTCATTTCACGAGGTCAGATTACGATCGTCGACCTGTCGGACGGCAAGTCTATCAACCTGTATTTGGGTTCGAACGTAGCACTCACGCAGATCTACAACAAAGAGAACAGCACCTACTCACCGAACTGGAGTGCCATTCCGTTTCTGGTCATCACACCGGAAGTTTATGTCACGGGGACTCCGACGAACCAAATCTCCCGCCTGAAGGGACCTCCGACTTGGAAGATCAACGGCTCGGCCAACCTTGCCACCTACGGAGCTACGGCGGCGACCGCAGCTCCCTATGCGTTGACGATCAAAAACAACATGGGCTCCTACTCACAGATGCATGTCGAGTGCGAGGTAACGTATGTCGATCCGGATACCACGGCCGAGACGAAGGCGAAAACCTCTATCTCGTATGCCAAGACCGAGAATGCCGGACAGCTTGTCTGCGCCATCGCCTATGCTCCGAACGGTACGGTCTTTAAGAACGGTGCTGCGGCCAAACTGACGGCCCATTGCGATATGTGGCGCGGTTCGACCATCGACACTACGAACGTGAGCTATAAGTGGTATAAGCTCGGCAGCGGAGTGTGGACGGAGATTACCTCGGCCAATGCCGGAGGCATCACGGGTTATACGACCAACGAAATCACGATTCCCGAATCGGCCGTGCTGAACTTCGAATCGTTCAAGTGCGAGATCAAGGATACCGATCCGTCGAGCGGAACGTACAATACGACCGTCTCCGACATCATCTCCTTCGCCGATATGTCCGACCCATACCAAGTGGAGATCACTACGCCGCAGGGCACGACGCTCACCTCCGGTCTGACGCAGACGACCCTTACGGCGCAGGTGTGGCAGAACGGAGCGTTGCTTTCCGATACCTTCTTTACGGGCACGACCTGCCGCTGGCGCAAGTTCGACAAGAATGGTGTGCTGGATACGACGTGGGGCTCGGCGGGTGTCAAGACCGGCCGGTCGATCACTGTCACGCGAAGCGAAGTATCCGTGGCGGCGACCTTTACCGTAGAAATCGAGAAATAGAGACATGGTATGGCAGTAATCGGACGGGGACAAATCACCATTCATATCGCGGAGCAGGGCGAGCCGGGGAAACCCGGTACTCCCGGCACGTCGTCGTTCCTGCACATCCGCTATTCGGCCAACGCGAACGGCAATCCGATGACGACGACTCCGAATACCTACATAGGTATTGCGGTTACCACGTCGGCGACGGCCCCGACGAGCTATGCCGACTATGCGTGGTCGCGGCTGACGGGTGCGGCGGGTAGCAACGGTGTGCCCGGTACGTCGTCCTACATCCATATCCGTTATTCGGCTAATGCCAATGGCAATCCGATGTCCACCTCGCCCAATACCTATATCGGCATCGCCGTTACGACTTCAGCGACTGCTCCCACGGGATATGCCTCCTACACATGGGCCAAGTGGAAGGGCGACAAGGGCGAGCCCGGAGATAAAGGCGATAAAGGGGACAAAGGAGACAAGGGCGATAAAGGGGATACGGGCTCGGCAGGAACCGCCGGACCGGGGATCGTCTATCGCGGTGCGTTCAGCGCCTCGACCCTTTATTACAACAATACGCTGCGGCGCGATGTGGTCAAGTACGGTTCTACCTACTACATCTACAAAGGGTCGAACGGCGTTTCCGCAGTATGGAACAGCACCAACTGGGAGTCGTTCGGGGCGCAGTTCACCTCGGTCGCTACCGACCTGCTGCTGGCCCAGCTCGCCTACATCGATAATCTCGGTGTGAAGAATCTCCGCACGGCGACCTCCGGTCAGCGGGTAGAGATCACGCAGGCGAAGAACTCTATGGCGTTCTATATGGCTTCGCAATCGACGCCCGTACTGGAGATCAAGACCACGAGCGATGCAATGTATATGGGGCAGGGTGCGGGGTTTCAGATCAAGCAGCCGGCAACCGATATCTCCATTTTCAAGGGAATTCTTCAGAACAGCAGCGAGGGAAGCGGTATCTCCGTTCCTATCCTGCCCATCGGTCAGCCGGAGACGATTGCCCAAAACTGTATCCTGCAATCCTATACGAATACCAGTACGACCAAATATAAGTGCGGCCTGTATATCGACGTCAGCGGTACGCAGGGTACGGCCGCGAATTCCGATCGCTTTCATGGTATTTTCGTGCAGGAAGGCGGTATATTCGTCGGTGGAGATTATACGAAGCTGCGGTCGAATAACGTACTGTGCGGCGTGACATGTGCCGGTAAAGTCAGTGCTTCGGGCTCCTTGCTCCGCAGTTGGGTTATTTCCCATATGGGCGGTTACCTCACCTCAAGCAGGACAGGAGAAGGGCGCTATCGCATCAGTTTCTCCAAAACGTCCTATCTGCTCGGAGCCTACGATTACAGCGTTATTATCATGCCGGACGGTCCGCATGCGAGCGGCAGTCACGGAGCCTATGCCTGTACGATGGCCCGTACCTCTTCCTATTTCGATGTATGGACTGCGGATGATGCTTCGACCAATGACTGCGGATTCACTTTCATCGTAATTATCATGAACAAATACTTTGCGAACTGATATGACGAAAACCTACGCCAAGATAGAGGATGGGGTGCTGATTACCACATGCGCTCCGGAGGAGGATGCCGACCTGATCGCCCAACTTATGTCCGACGGCTTCAAGCCTTACGACGAAAGTGCTCCTCAGCCGCAGGCCGAGGGACTTCAGGCCGTCGTTCCCGTTTACCGCGATACGGGAGAGGCAATCATACTCGAATGGAAAGTCGAAGAGAATAGCCCCGAAAAAATCGAGGCCGAGATCGAGCGTCTGAAGGCGGACTTGACGGCTACGGATTACCAGGTCATCAAGTCGTACGAATACGCTCTTGCCGGTGTGCCGACTGCCTATAACATCGAAGAGCTGCACACCTCGCGCGAACAGCAGCGGATCCGGATTCGGGAGCTGGAGACACTGCTCACGCCGGAAGAACCCGTCGATCCTGCGCCGACACCGCCGTGGCATTCCGGAGGAACAGTGAATTGATAGCACAGAAAAACCGCAGTCGAGCAGACTGCGGTTTTATCGCGTTCATGAACGATCATCCGATGGCCGGCTGTAATCCCTTGTCGAGAACGTCGGCGAGGTTTTCCATCTCCATACCGATTCTGCGTTTGGTCATCTTGGCGTACACCTGCGTGGTGCGGATATTCTTATGACCGAGCATCTTCTGCACGGTTTCGAGGGCCACGCCGTTTTCGAGCGTCACGGTCGTAGCAAAGGTGTGCCGGGCGATATGAAAGGTCAGATTCTTGTCGATGCCGCAGATGGCCGCGATTTCTTTCAGGTAATCATTGACCTTCTGATTGGCCGGAATCGAGAGCAGCCGGTCGTGGGAAGTCGTGTCTGCATACCTCTCCAGTATGGCTCGCGGAATATCGAGCAGAGGGACATAGACCGCGACTTTCGTCTTGTCGCGTCGGGTGTCGATCCACAGCCGGCCGTCGTTACCCATAACCACTTCGGACTTCTTCAATCCCCGCACGTCGGTATAGGCGAGGCCCGTGAAGCAACTGAAGACGAAAATATCTTTTACCCGCTGCAACCGTTCCGAGGTCATCTCTTTCGACATGAGCGCCCCCAACTCGTCGATGGTCAAATGTTCGCGATGCGTCTCCTCCATCGAGATTTTGAATCCGCCGAACGGATCGGTCTGCACCCAGCCGTTGTCCTTGGCAGTTTTGAAAACCGTCCTAAAACGCTGGATCATCTTCATATGGTAGTTGTGCCCGTTCTTACCGTCTACCGTACGCAGGTAGATGTAGAAATCGTTGATGAATTTCGTGTTGATGTCCGTCAGCAGAATATCCTTCACTTTGTACTTCGCAGCCATGAACTCGGCCAGCCTGCGACGAGTCAGCAGATAACGTGTGTAAGTCTTGTGTGTAGTCTCTTTTCCGACAAGTGCCTTGTAATCTTCATTGAACTCGTCGAAGAGCACCAGCAGCCGTTTGGCCTCGTCGCTGCGCGAGGTAAGGATGCTTTTCAGCCGCATGGCCGTAATCGCCTCGCCGCGAAAGAAGAGCTCGTTATACTTGTTTCTAATCACGTTCCGGTAGTTGTCGAGCGTCTCGTTGATGTACTTGTCCTCGGCACTCTTGCCGAGTGTCCGGCACTCCTTACCGAGCCAACGGTCGGGATCGACATCGAGTCGGGTGGCCAGATGCACCATCTCGCCGTTGACCGTAACCCGTGCCAGAATCGGCGCTTTGCCATTGGCCTTCAGCTTCCCTTTCTGTGCGACGAAAAGAATCGAAAATGTGCTTTTGTTATTCAT